GGTAGTGTTCACATAGGAAAGCCAGAATATCTAATGAGGCTTTCAAATACTTCTTACAATTCTTTGATGACTAATAATAATAAAAAGTCTTTACCTCAAGATTTATATCAGAGACTTAAAAGTGGTGAAAGAACGATACCTCTTGATTTAGACAAGGTTGACTTTTACTATTATAAAAAAGACGACTGGATGATTTGGGCCGACCCTATGATTGGCTCTATTCTTGATGATATTATAATGCTTGAAAAAATGAAGCTTGCAGATATGGCTGCATTGGATGGTGCCATCTCAAATGTCAGGCTTTGGACGGTTGGTGATTTAGATCATAAAATTATTCCTACAAAAACTGTGATTAACAAGCTTAGAGACATTCTTGCTAGTAATGTTGGTGGCGGCACTATGGATATGGTTTGGGGTCCAGAACTCAAGTTTACAGAAAGTCAATCTCAAGTTTATAGATTCTTAGGGTCTGAAAAATATCAGCCTGTGCTAACAAGCATCTATGCTGGGCTTGGTATTCCCCCTACCCTCACCGGCGCTGCAAGTGGTGGTGGTTATACCAATAATTATGTTTCTTTAAAAACTTTGGTAGAAAGACTTGAGTACGGCAGGGAGGTTTTGTCTGATTTCTGGCGCAAAGAAATCGAAATAGTACAAAAGGCTATGGGTTTTAGATATCCCGCAGAAATTCATTTTGATTCTATTATTCTTTCCGATGAAGCTGCTCAGAAAAATCTTCTTATTCAGCTTGCAGACAGGGATATAATTTCTCAAGAAACTCTTCTTGAAAGATTTAGAGAGATACCAAATATCGAAAAGGTTAGAGTAAAGAGAGAGGGTAGATCTAGAGACACTGAGGCTTATGCTCCTCAAAAGGCTGGCCCATATCATAATCCTCAACACGGTAACGATGTTGCTAAAATCGCTATGACAAAGGATTTAGTAGATACTGAAGAGTATCTTGAAAAGTTTAATATTCCACACAGGGAAGACGAACCAGTACAAGAGCCTTCAAAGAACCAAAACGCTCCAAAAGAACAAAGTAAAGATCCTGTTCAAGATGCTGGTCGTCCGATGTTTTCTAAAGATACTCAAAAAAGAAAACAAAAAAGAGTTTTACCTAGAAGTTCTGACACCACTACTGCTGTATTGTGGGCTATGGACGCTCAAGAGCAGATATCCTCTATTCTTTCTCCAATAGCTTTGGCTCATTTCGAGAAAAAGAATGTAAGAAGTTTAAATAAAGCTCAAGTTGATCAGTTAGAGCATTTGAAGCTTTGTATACTTTCTGGCATGACTCCTTTTATGGAGATTGATGAGCAGATTATTAAAGACCTTTTGGATTCTTACAAAAACCCATCTACGGAGTTTGCTGCTCTAGCATCTGAAAAGATAGCCCATTTCAAAAAACAGTCTGAAAGATCTCCTGTCAGCAATGAATTAAAATTGATTTACGCTTCTGTCTTTGCTGAATTGAATAATTTTTAACCATAAAAATCTACTATTTTGATTTTTTGTGTATTATGAATCTGGAGGTTCTTTTATGAAAATATATCAATCAGAAATTGAGTCCGGTTTATCTGACTTAATTCAAAACAATACAGTAGCTTATTGCGCACAAGCTAATCTTCACAAGGGTAGCATTGAGGCCGCTAAGGTTGTCATCAATGATGCTGATGTTCTTGAGAAGATAGTTGCTCAAAATAAAGACCAAATGGATTTATATTATCTTGAATCCGTTTTGGTGTCTACTGGCTGGAATAAAAACGACGATGTGTTTTCCGCTCAAGAGACATGGGCTGCAAGAAACACACCTGAAGATAAACAATTTAACTTCATGCATAATGAAGATGATATTATTGGTCATATAACTGGCAGCTATGTTGTAGATAGAGACGGTGGTCGTCTCGGTCCTGATTCAATAGCCCCAGACCAATTTGATATTGTTACCCAGGCTGTTCTTTATACCAGTTGGTCTGGTGAAGAAAAGCGTGAGCGCATGAAAAAAATCATAGCAGAAATTGAAGAAGGTCAATGGTTTGTTTCGATGGAGTGCCTTTTTCCTGCGTTTGATTATGCCCTCCAAACCGCAGAAGGTCAAACAAAGATAATAGAAAGAAATGAGGCTTCTGCTTTTTTAACAAAGCATTTAAGAGCCTACGGTGGGGAAGGTGTTTATGAAAACTATAGAATTGGCAGACTTTTAAGAAACTTAGCATTCTCTGGTAAAGGTCTTGTTTCCAAACCTGCTAATCCTCGTAGTATAATCTTGGATAAAAATGATTTATTCGATGAATCGAAATCACAAATTTTAACTATTTCTTCAATTAAGGAGATAAACATGTCAGATGTAGATAAGCAAGTCGAAGATTTGCGTGCAGAATTGGCACAGGCTAAAGAAGCCAATGAAGCTTTAAAAGAAAAGGTTCTCGCAGAGCAGCAGGCTGAGTTTGAATCTAAAATTCAAGAGCTTGAAGCTACTATTGCAGAACAGGCAGAATCTTTGACTGCTAAAGATGCTACCATCACTGAGCAGGCAGAAGCCATTAAAAATGGCGAAAAAGATATGAAAGAAAAGATGGAAGAGCTTCGTGATATGAAAAAGAAAGAAGCTATGATGAAGCGCAAAGCGCAGCTTGAAGAAGCTGGCCTTGACTCGGAAGAGGCTTCTGCGACAGTTGAATCTTTTGATGGCGTTGATGATCAGGCTTTTGAAGCGGTTGTCGCTGTTATGAAAAAGAAATATGCTGATATGCATGGCGATAAAGATAAAAAAGATAAGGAAGAAAAAGACGCTAAGGCGGAAATCGAAGAAGAACTTGACCCAGCAGAGGCAAGTGAAGAGGTTCTTGAAGAAGCAGAAGCAAGCGAAGAAGTTGCTGTTGCTGAAGTAGAGCCTGAAGTCGATCCTGCGGAATCCCTTCGTAGTGTAGCCAGTGAATGGATTGGCTCTTTCTTACAGTCAACACCAAAAAACAAGTAATTTTTTTTAAAGGAGATAAATAATGGCTCTTAAATCTGATAGAAGTACTCTCGATGTCGATATTTCATTCTTCATGAATGAAGCCGCTACTAGAGGCGGTGTTGTTTCGATTAGCACTGGTGGTTCTGGTGCTGCTATGGACCAAGGCGAGGCTTTGGTCACTTATGCTGCTTTACCATCTGGTAAAGTTCCTGTTGGTCTTTTGCTTAACGATATGGTCGATATTGACCTTACTCGTCAACATCTCAACCAGCACAAAGATGAAGTTCAAAAAGGCGGTAAAGTTAGCCTTCTTCGTAAGGGTTATGTTGTAACTAACAGCCTTGAAGGTACTAGCCCCAGTGCTGGTGATGCCGCTTTTGTTGCCCACAGCGGTCTTCTTGCTACTTCGGATCTTTCTGATGATGATTCCGATGCAGATGGTTCAACTAGAGTTGTTGGTAGATTCCTTTCTGGTGTTGATCAGGATGGTTATGCCAAGGTGTACATTGACCTTCCTAACACAAACGTATAATTAAACTAAAAGGAGATATTAACATGTCGATTAAAGATAGACCATCAGAAGAATTTATCGAGTTGTTGAAGCGTTCAGGCGCTTCCGACAAAGCTGTTGCGATTGAGGCGCAGCGCGAAATAGCTAAAGCGTTGGAATTACCTCTTCGTAAAGGTGTTCTTTTTGGTGATGTTGTTACTTCGATCTACGAGGCTATGCCTCTTGAGCCTAGTGCTAGCCCAGAGTTCCCATTGGATCTTCTAGCTCCCGGTACTGAAGTAGATCACATCGCTTATACAAATCCTGGCAACGGTCGCATTCCTGAGCGTCACGTTGAAGGTGATTACGTCATGGTTAACACTTATGGCGTAACAAGCTCGATTGACTTCCTTCTCAAATATGCTCGCGAAGCAAACTGGAATGTTGTTGGTCGTGCAATGCAAGTTCTTGAGTCGTCCTTCGTTAAGAAGATCAACGATGATGGGTGGCACACCCTTTTGGCCGCTGCTGTTGATCGTAACATTTTGGTTTACGATGCTGATGCTGGCGCTGGTCAATTCACCAAGCGTCTTGTTAGCTTGATGAAAACTGTCATGCGTCGTAATGGTGGTGGTAACAGTGTTACCGCCCCCGGTCGTTTGACCGATCTTTACTGCTCGCCAGAAGCTGTTGAAGACATTCGCAACTGGGGTGTTGATCAGCTTGATGAAGTTAGCCGTAGAGAAATCTATGTTGCTGGCGATGATGGTCCTGCTATCACCAGAATTTTCGGCGTGAATCTTCACGACTTGTTTGAATTTGGTGATAATCAAGAGTATCAAGATTACTTCACTACTGATCTTGGCGGATCGCTTCAGAGTAGTGATGTTGAGCTTGTCATTGGCTTGGATCAGGGCGCTAGCGACAGCTTTGTTATGCCTGTTAAGCGCGAGGTCGAAGTTTTTGAAGATGAGACTCTTCATCGTCATCAAAGACAAGGTTATTACGGATTTGCAGAAATGGGCTTTGGTGTCCTTGACAACCGTAGAGTCCTTGCTGGCTCCTTCTAATTTTTTATTAGATAAAAAGAAAAATGCAAAGCCGTTCCTTTTGGGGCGGCTTTTTATTTAAATTGTGTATAATCTAGTATTAGATTTAACATAAGGAGATATAATGTTTGGAGGCTCATCATTTTCAGAGCTTTCCTTCGCTGAAATTCCAGATCTAAACACTGGGATAAGTCCGGGCAGTGAAGTGGCGATACATTTTAACAAATCGTTTTTAACATTCTTGTTAGAGATTAATACAGATGCGGATTTTAGTCTGGATATAAATACTCAGCAGGATCATTCTTTAAAAATAAACAAGCAAGCGGATTTTTCTTTACAGAGGTAAGAAATGGCTCCAAAAGTATACGACAGAGTAAAAGAATACACCGTATCAACAGGTGTTGGCGGAATAACTTTTGTTGGAGCTTTCAATGGCTTTCAAAGATTTAGTGATGTTTTGTCAGCAGGCGAAACTACATATTATGTCATAGAAGAAAATGACAAATGGGAAGTTGGTATTGGTACTTATGGTTCTAATAATTTAGAAAGAGACACGGTTCTTAGTAGTTCAAACGGTGGAAGCAAGATTAATTTAGGTGGCAGTGGTGTTGTTTCCATAACTTATCCAGCTGGTAGGGCGGCTTTTTCTGATGAAGTAGACTACGTGTCTGGTATCGCTGTTTATTCTTCTGGTCAAGCGATAACAAACAGGGCTGATATATCTACTAATTCAAGTAATATAAATTATGTTTCTGGTGTTGCTAATTATGCCAGCGGTCAGGCTGTAGATAATGAAAGTCAAATATCTTCTGTTAGCGGTTGGGCGGATTCTACATTTTTGAAAATTGATGATGACTCATATGTGTCCGGTGTGGCGGTGTATGCTTCCGGTCAGAGCGCTTCCAATCAATCTAACATATCGACAAACACTGGCAATATTAGTACTAATACTGCTAAAGTAAATTATGCCTCTGGACAAGCTATAGAAAATGAATCTCAAATATCGTCTGTTTCCGGCTGGGCGGGCGCTTATGCCGATACTGGAGACGCTTCTGTTAGTGGCTGGGCGGATTCTACATTTATAAAAGTGGATGATGACAGTTACGTTTCTGGCATAGCGGCTTATGCCTCTGGGCAGGCTATAGTCAATGAATCGGATATTGCAACAAACATTTTTAATATTTCTACGAATACGGCTAGGGTTGAATACGCTAGCGGTCAGGCTATTTTAAATCAGGGCGATATCGCTTCTGTTTCTGGTTTGATTGGTGATGCTGATTTTTTACCTGGGGCTACCGGGTCTTTAATAGATCAGAATACTCAGCAAATAGCTTCTGTTTCTGGATGGTCTGAGGTTTATACAGATAATCAGGATGCTGCGATTAGCGGATGGGTTGTTTCTCAGGATCATACTGGTGTCGCTGTTTCTGGCTGGGCGAATGCGACGTTTGCAACAGATATAGACTTGGTATATGTTTCGGGCGTAGCTGCTGGTGTCACGATTGAGCAGCTAGAGTATGTTTCTGGCATCGCGTTGTATTCAAGCGGTCAGGCTATTAATAATCAGTCTGAGATTATATCGGTTAGTGGATGGGCTGGTGTTTATGCTGACGCTGGAGATGCTTCGGTTAGTGGCTGGGCTAGTAGTACATTTTTGTCATCAGATGACGACGCTTATGTTTCTGGCGTGGCTAGTTATGCGAGTGGTCAAGCTATTTTAAATGAATCAGAAATAGTATCAGTTAGTGGGTGGGCCGAGTCTTATGTGGATAGTCAGGACCATAATGCTATAGCTGTTTCTGGCTGGGCAGATTCTACTTTTATTAAGATTGATGATGATTCTTATGTGTCCGGTGTTGCTGCTTATGCTAGCGGGCAGGCTATCGAGAATGAAACAGGCATAGAATATGTGTCTGGAATAGCTGTTTATGCTTCAGGGGAGGCTGGCTCTTATGATGACACTTATGTTTCTGGTGTTGCTAGTTATGCTAGCGGTCAGGCCATAGAAAACGAGCTTCAAATATCTTCTGTTTCTGGTTGGGCGGGTGTTTACACCGATGCTGGTGATGTTTCCGTCAGCGGCTGGGCTGATTCTACATTCATAAAAACGGATGATGACAGTTATGTTTCTGGTATAGCTGCATATAGTAGTGGTCAGGTTGTGTCTAATCAGGCATCCATATCTACAAACGCCAGTAATATTTCTTCTAATACTGCCAAGGTTGACTACGCTTCTGGGCTGGCTATAACTAATGAGTCAAACATAGAAACAAATGCTTCGAGTATTTCTATAAATACCGGAAAAGTAAACTATGCTTCTGGTCAGGCTATAGAAAATGAGATTGATATTGCTTATATTTCTGGAATAGCCGTGTATGGTTCTGGAAACTCTGGTGGTGGCGACGTTACCACTGAGCAACTAGAGTATGTTTCTGGTATTGCTGTTTATGCTTCTGGTGAGGCTGGCGGCAGTACGCCTTACGACGACACTTATGTTTCGGGAGTTGCCGTTTACGCTAGTGGGCAAGTTGATGTAGCATCCGCTGGTAATGCTGAAGCCTCCAAAGCTATAATACTTGATTCAGATAAAAGTTTTTATGGTGTTAAGCGTGGTAATTTTGATGAATTTGATTCTTGGGTTAGTTCTAGTGGTGTAAGTGTCGGGCCGTCTGGTTTAGTGTTGGAGCGAAATACTCCAAGTGATACGACTGACACGCTTTATAATGTTCTTGGAACGCTTTATTTTAATGGTAGTCAGTTAGCCAGTGCTGGCGTGGCAAGTTCAGAAGCCCAGTATGCCAGCGGTCAGGCTATCGAGAATGAGATTGATATTGCTTATGTTTCTGGTATTGCCGTTTATGCTTCAGGCAATTCTGGAGGTGGCGGCGGCGATGTTACTACTGAGCAGCTAGAGTATGTTTCTGGTATCGCGGTATACGGGTCTGGTCTTGATAGCTTTCTTTTAAATCCAAGTGGCGCTGGCGGAATATCTGTAACTTCTGATCCAAATTTTGTTATATTTAGTGGAGATGCCACACTAGCAAGAACGTCTGATTTAAATGCGGTTTCTGGTATCGCAGTATACGGGTCTGGTCATACTTTACAGACTGTTACAGATAATGGCGCCTCTACCACAAA